TACTACATGGGATGAGACTGATCTTACCAACAGTGCTGGCTTTAACGACCTCGTGCAGATGAAGACCCCTATAGTTGATGGTGCTACTCTAGGCCCTAACTTCCTTGTGTATTCACAGGACCAAGTGTGGATGATGGAGTTCGTAGGTGGTACGTTTATCTTTAACTTCCGCAAGGTCTTTGATGACGCCGGAGTAATCAACCAGAACTGTATAGTTGAGGTAGAGGGTCGCCACTATGTCTTTGACCGCGATGACATCTATGTGACTGACGGCAACTCCCGCAACTCTATTTGCGATGGCCGCGTCAGAGACTACATCTTCAGTGGTATCGACAACAGTAGGCATGATGTCTGCTTTGTGATGCACAATTCTACTCTTGAAGAGATATACTTCTGTTACCACAGCGGTGACGATATGGCCGTATATACGGATGGTACATCCTGTAACCGTGCAGCAGTCTACAACTACAAAGAGGACGTTTGGTCATTCCAAGATTTACCAAATGTAATCACAGGCACTGAAGCTAACGTAAATTCTGTGTTCTCCTATGCTGATGCAACCCAGTCCTATGAGACTATTGGTGGCTCTTACCATGCGCAGGAGAGCCCCTACGCTAGGCACCCAATCGTCATATCAACAGTAGGCGCTGGTGTAACTCAAAGTAAGCTCTACGGTATAGACCTAGCTGACAATGGCTCTCTAGCCTTTGGTGTAGACACTACGCACTCTCAGCCCTTCCTACTTGAGCGCCAAGGCATAGACCTAGACGAACAGGGCATACCCCTGTCTGGCTACAAAGTAATCAACAAGATTTACCCTCAGATAAGCACAGGCAATCCTGATGGCCTCTTCAAGTTTACTTTTGGTGCAGCTGACACTCCAGCGGCCACCCCTAGCTATGGCTCTGAAGTAACTTTCGACAGCAACACTGGCTACAAGTTGGATACACGGATGTCTGGCAGATACTTGAGCTTCAAAGTGACTAGCGACAACCTCAAGGACTTCAACTTCTCAGGTATGGACACAGACATCATTGTCACTGGTCGGAGGTAACTATGGCTCTATCAGACAAGCTAAACCTCATCGTTAATCGGTATGTGAGGCGGCAGTTACCTACACTCAGGAATGATGACGTAGGACGTTTTCTACAAGAAGAACTAAGAGAGTTAGAGGCATCTATACAGTCTCTAGCAGACGCATCTGTCCAAGTGACAGACCGTGAGCCCGAAGGTTTACGGAAGGGGATGGTACGCTATGCGGTGTCCCCTTGGAACCCTCTGGGCAACGGAACTCAAGGACTGGTTGTTTACAACGGTACTGCTTGGGTCGCTGTCTGAATCACATTAAGAAGGATACACATTATGTGGGGCGCAATAATCGGCGGTGCCATGGGCCTTATGGGCGCAAACAAGCAAGCCAAAGCACAAGACGCAGCAACAGCAGCCCAAATGGCTGGCTTTAACCAATACAAACCTTATGTGGACGCCAACCTATCTGGTGCCTCTGGTGCCCTAGATGGTGTACTTAAAACTGGTGCATACACTGGTCCCACATATGCTGGCCCTAACCAGTTCCAGACGGGCACTGCCACCAACATGGGCAACATAGGCGGCAACCTCCAGAACGCTGGTTACGGCATGATGAACAACACGTCTGGCTTTGGCTCCAATGCCAACGCTCTGTTCAATCAGTACCAAGGCATGGCCAACTCTGCACAAGGTGATCGTCTTGCTACAGCTATGGACTACGCCAGTGCCAACGCAAACCCGTTGGTTGACGCTGCGATGCGTGATGACCGCCGCAACCTCCAAGAGAACACCCTGACAGGCATCGACCTTGCAGCAAGTGGCTCAGGTAACATGAACTCCAGCCGGGCTGGTGTAGCCGAAGCAGTAGCCCAGCGCGCCTTTGATGACCGTCAAGCTGATGTCGCCTTAGACGTACAAGACAGGCTCATTGACCGCAGCCTTGCCCAACAGTCACAGCAGTTCTCTGACCAAGGTGCTGCGTTGCAAGGTGCAGGCATGGCCAACGAAGGCATCCAGAATGCTTACACTCAGGGTCTCAATACGCTGGGGCAGGGTGCCAACTTCGGTATGAACGCAGGCAACTCCCTGCAAGGCTATAACCAAGCGGCACTCAACGATGCACAGGCTGCTTTTGAGCGCCAGCGTGACTTTGAGATGCAGCAGCGCCAAGGCTTCCAGTCTGGTATTCTAGGCAAGGCTCCTAACTCAAGCCAATCTGTACAAGCCAACAAGGTTGACCCATTCCAAGCTACCATAGGCGGTGCGATGAGTGGCTTTGGGTTCCAAGATCAGTATGGAAGTCAAATACCTTCTTTTAATCAAATGGGTGACTCCATGAGAGGGTTCGCGCGTAACCTTGGGTTTAGCACTCGTCCTTCATACGGGGGAGGAGGTAAATAATGTCACGATTTCCACAGTCTCTCTTAGAAGACCCAAACGTAGTTGAAGTTGCTGCCAGCATGGGCATGACCCCAGAGCAGTACCTACAGTCAATCCTAGATAAACCACAGTCGCCAATTCTTGAGAACTTAGAGTCTGGCCCACGCATGGACACTGGTCCAACTGTTGCTAATACTCCAGCTCCAGTCCTCACGCCCCGTGTTCCCGGCGAGGGTGTCATTGCAGCACCTGTTGCTAACCCAGCAGATGCCCCAACATCCTACGCTGACATGAGCCCACAGGATTTTCAGCGGATGGCACAGAACCCCGCTGATGTACCAGCAGGCGCTGAGTTCCCCGGACTTGGTGCTGACTTCTCAGGCATTGAGCGTTTCGACAGTGCAATGGAACAGCGCACACAGGCAGCCAGAGAAGGCATTGACCAAGGTGTGTTGCAACAGCAAGCAGCATCTGGTGACGCAAGAGCCCTTGCAGAGCTAGAGCGCCGTAAGAACACAGTACAGAATGCTGGTGTTTTGCCTACAGCTGCTAACGAGCCAATTCCTATGGAGCAGGCCGCAGCTGAACGTGCCAATGCTGCACTAGCTGCAACAGAAGGCAACCGACCTGTCCTCATCAACACTACCACGCCAACCCCTACTGCTACTACAAATACACAGACTAATGCTGCGCCAGTCTTAGGCACCAAAAGCTCAACTGCCACTCGTGCCCCAGCCCTCTCAAGAGGCGCAGGTAAGATGACAGCCAATGCCCGTGGTTCCGCTCTAGGAATTACTCCACGCGGTGAGAGCCTCATCCGCATTGGTGGTGCTATGTACTCTGGTGCTCTCCAAGGCGATGGTCTGGGTGCAGCTACTCGTGAGTATGGTTCTATACAGGATGCCAACCGCAAGGCTGAAGTTGATGCTTACAATAAGGCAGAAGCAACACGCATTGCAGAGCTGAGGGCTAAAAGAACTGGTAGCAAAGCCGATAGCAAAGCCGCAGCTAAGAATGCAGCATCACTTCAGTCTGTAAATGACGCTATGTATGGTATGCAACGTGGCCTTGATGCCATTGCTGAAAGCCGTGCGTCTGGTGGCAACCTGACTGGCATCGGTGGTATATTCAAAGGCATCTTCGACAACTTTACTGGTGATCCTGATGCTAACCGCAGAATGATCCTAAGTAGGTTGCGTGTTGATGATGCTCTACTTCGTGTTGCCGAAACCAAAGGTGCAATCTCAAACGCAGAGATGAAGTTGTTTCTGTCACCAGCTCCAACCAACTTACAAGATGAGCAAGTATGGGAAGACTGGATCAATGAGCGGATGGCTGCACTACAAAGAGTTCAGAACCGCCTAAGCGGTGGCGAAGAGTTGCCAGCCGGACAAAGGTCCAATGAGTTCAACACATCTTCTGGAACCTACACACCAAGTGCTGATGTCCAAGCAGTTTTAGACAAGTACAATTAGTAAGAGAGGTAGTTAGCCATGGCTGACATCGAACAGTTAAGCCGTGCGCTACTGGCCGCAGATAAGGCTGGTGACACACAATCAGCTCAGTTGTTGGCTAACGAAATCCGAAAGCTACAAGGCTCTCAACAACAGACAGCACCTACACAGGCAGATGCAGAGGTAGACACCTCGCTCTCCGGTGCAGTCAGTTATGGTGTAGACCAAGCTGGTGCCATGGTCGGCAAAGGTATCCAGTCAGCTGGTGAGCTTACAGGCTTAGAGTCCGTTGAGAACTACGGTCAAGAGATGGCCCAGCGCAATGAAGCTGAGATGGCTGCATCCAACTACCAGCGTCCAGAAGGTGCAGATGGCATCATTAGCAACCTCCGCGAAGGCGACTTTTCCAACGCTGGTAAATCCCTTGCCTATGGTGTTGCTGAAGCAGCCCCACAGGTCGCTGGTGGTGCAGCCGCATCTATCGGCGCTGGGCTTGCAGCAACCTCTGCCCCAATCATCGGTACAGGCCTTGCTGTCGCTGGT